GTTCCCGTTTTGACGGTTCCCATTTTCACGGTTCCCGTTTTGACGGTTCCCGTTTTGACGGTTCCTGTTTTCACGGTTCCCGTTTTCGCGGTTCCCATTTTCACGGTTCCTGTTTTCACGGTTCCCGTTCCCAAGATTACTCGATTCATTTGAAATGCGTTTCAAATTATTGTTATTCTTTACACCGTTTCCGTTACGGTTATTTACATTAAAATTGTTTTGATAGTTGTTATTACTATTTACGGAAATGCGCTTTTCCTTGCGCACTGTAATGTGAAGACGGATGGGTTCTCTCACGCCTTTTGACTTTAGAACATTCTCTATCGCATCGACGAGTTGTGCTTTTGTCATTTCTTTGTAATTTGAAAGACCCACTTTACGCGCCAGACGTTTCAGTTCGTCTGATTTAGATGAGGAACTGAGTAGTACTTCAAAGTCATCACCCGTGAGTGGGGATTTTCGATCTAACATGTACTTACCATCTTTCGAGAGAACCATGGGTGGAAGTGGGAGCTTACCGTCCTGGATAGACTTGTATGCGTCGCACACTTGATTTCTAGTAAGATTGAGATCCATACCCGTCTCCTGACGTACGAGACGTACAAGGTTTTTGGTGTTTATACCGGGATTGCACGCATCCATATTGTTATAAACTGATAAAAAATTATGAGGTACCTTTCGTCAACATTCGTATCTTATCTTCATAAGACATATTGAAATCAAATATGTCCATGTCGTCCACGTCTATGATTTTGATATCATAATCACGTGTATCATAGTCGTATCTATTTACCAACGCCGAGCGCATGATATTTTCGGCAAACACACGTGGGTTGTCTATATTTTCTACGTACGGTATATTTGATTTTATTTGTATACAATGAACATCATATGGTTTATATTTTAAGAACGGTGCGAGTGGCATCGATTCTACGGTACCACCATCTACGTATGTGTTCCCTCTATATTTTCTGGACGAAAACACGAAAGGAATCGCTATGCTCATACACACGGCGTCCAGTACTTTCATATCGGGGTGTGTATCGACCGAAAAATACTCGGTCTTTCCTGTATTAACACAGAATGCAGATATGTATATCTTTTTCTTAAGTTCGGCAAACGTGGGGTCACATTTGCATATATCCACAAACTTTTCGCGGAGTGCGTCTAAATCTACGAGTCCATAACTATGTAAAAAACATTTCAAGTTCAATTTCACTAAATCTGAAATGTTTAATCTGAGTGATACGTCTATCATCTCATCAACGCTCTTTTCGAGTGCAAATAACACTGCGAGTATGGAACCCGCAGATGCACCCGAAATTTCTTCTACATTACTGAGACGATTTTCTATGTTTTTAAGATATCCTAACATGGCATACAGTCCCATAGCACCTGGACCAATTACCAAATATTTCATTGGTGGTCACTTAATAGTACTTAGGAAATTGCTTTCGCAAAAGAGCGAACACGAGCGCGAACACGACGGTGTGTACGAAAGCAGACGCTGGGCTAGTCTGTCCCGACATGTAAACACCCTTAGAGCCTGGTGGCAGGGTGAGCAACATACCTGGGCTCAAGGCCAAGAACAAAACGGTGGTCACGATGAGGTCGGTTCGCGTCAACACGAGACCCATGGCTTTCGCGATCAACGAATAGACGAGGAAAAACACGAGTGCGTGGAAAAGAACGGCGGTACGTCCTGTGAGTCCATCACGGAACTTAATGCTGGTACCATCGGTACGCAGCAAAATACCTGGGCTGAGCGCAAGGAAAAGGGCCGCTGGAATAGAGACCTTTTGTGAGAGCATGTTTACTTTATGTATATATTATAATTCTATCGCTCTATCATCTGAGAACTGGTAACAAAATTCAATAAAATCATGATATTTGGCATACTTGAGAATGTGATTGTCGAGATATCTATCTCCTAGATACCTTTTTAGTAGTTGCCACATCCACCAAAGATCATCGTCGAAGTGTCCGCCCCAATCGTCTATGTGAAGATGACGATTCAATTGGATTTCATTTTCTTCGTCATCACTGTATTCATTATCACTATTACGTTCCGCCGCGTGGACGTATTCATTCCAAACCATTATTTCTTATCCTTGATGCCCGTGAGGGAAAGTGAAGTGGATTCCTTTACTGGAAGACTATCGAGTATAGCCTTTAACACACTTTCAGCCTGTTGTTCATTACCATTGAAGTAGTTCACAAGACCTTCCATCACGGTGGTCTTATTAAGGCCAGTCTTTCTGGCACTTTTACGAACGGAAATTTTCCCCTTCTTAAGGTTAATGGCGTCGAGACCGTTATCCATCATGAGCTTTTTCACTTGCAATTTGAGGGATTTCTCGGCCTGAACGAGGATCTTTATATCTTCTCTGGCTTCTGTAATTTGCTTGTTTAATTCAACCAATTTAGAGACGCTGTTTGAGAGTTCGTCTGAAGGAACTTGAGACATTTATATATATTTAATACGTTATTCTTTAAGTTTAGGCGCACAAACCACGTTGCATCGTGTCTGGTGCAATAGTGGAGTTGTTCCACACGAAGGGATCCTTGGGGTTTGGTGGGTCGGCGCGAATTTGTTGGTTCGCGTTACGAAGAGCACCACCGATGGTTTCTGGGTAGCCGGTTTGTTGGCGTGGTTCGAGGAAGTTTTGGCCGGAAAGGATGTCATCTGGGGCAAACTCACCGAAGTCCTCCTGAGGCGCGACTTCACGTGGCAACAAAGAAGAGGCGAGACCAGTACCCGCCTTCATTTCGCAACCAACACCGGCTTCGGCCGATGGACCGACGGCATCAATGCCACCGATGCCCGCATATTCGGTGTCCTTCACGCTGTAGCTGGAACGGTTATTGGAAACCATGAGGTAAATCACAACCACGATCGCAAGGGCGACGATCGCTTGACGTGGCGTGACCTTTTTCATCTTCATCATCTTTTATATATAGAAACAATTTTTTTATTCATCATCTTCAATCACGATGTCTTCTGGGTAAGCCTCAATTTCTGGTTCTGGTTCGGGGGTTGGTTCTGGTTCTGGCTCCGGCTCAGGGGTTGGCTCTGGCTCCGGGTTCAGTTTGACCTGGACCAAATTCCAAGATGGACCGAATGCCTTCTTCGCGAACCAAAGACCCGCGTACTCGAGCATGATAGTACACGACGTGCCTGGGGAAAATGCTTCAATTTGCGTCATTTGCTTCGACGCGTCGAACACCTTCGTGGCTGGAATTCGTTCCGCCGAAATTGTATCTTCCTTCGTGTACACCTTATTGATGGTCTTTTCCGTCAACTTCTTACCGAACCACGTCTCACTGTTTTCAATTGCGGACGTCAAGTTCTGGGTATGGATGGCCTCAATCTTTTCGACACCCGTTGCATCAGAGATGTCGAACGTGACTTCACCGGATACATCATCGACGACCTTCACGTTCTTCACCTGTACATAGCATCTTTTCTTATCTTCGGTGAGAGCATTCACGTGATAGAGACCATCTTCGCCCTTCGAGAGAGATCCGTAAATCATTTTATAGTTCATATACGGTTCAAATCTTTAACCCCTATAAATGGTATCATGGCGGATTTGCGTATAATAGGTTTTGGAACCCATGCATCGCGTGCTGGCTTAAATCCATAAAGGGTTTCCTCTAGTTTTATCTTTTCTGGTAAAGGAATTGGACGCTTTGGCCTGTAATTAAATTCATTTTTAACGTAGTTTTCTGATTTGTTTTTGACCCAGTTGAGTTCTTCTGTGTTGAAGCGCATATTACCTTGTGTTTTGGTAAAACCCGAGAGATTTCCCATATTATGAGAAGTTTTAAGTCCATGCACGTATTGTTTTGAAATCTTTTCCGGATCGGGGGTCGTCGTAAATGCCGTGTATTTCTTGGGATTCACTTTCTTCGCGTTTGACATTTTCACGTTGCGAAACACCGCGCGCTTTTTTGTGACTTTCTTAAGCGGTATGCCGACCTTTTTCATGATATCTTCCATCGAGTCATTTTGAAGAATCTTTCGCTTGGTAACGAGGCGGGCAAGTTTAATCATTCGCCGACGATCTTTTTCTTTCTTTTCTGGTGCACGAAGGCCTAGTTTCTGCATGGTATACGAGTCTTCGATGAGAAACTTTTTAGATGCAAGTTTGATGTTATCGAATTTACCGATAACGTATTTGCCCGTGATTTTGAATATATCGAGTGCCTGTATCTGGTCATCACCTACTTCAAATCCAAATTCACCGGGTCGCATAAATGCTATGTCAAGTATACCACCCATATTAATGGGTTCGATACGCCCAGTCTTCGGTGAATACACACGAGCTTTCATGTCGAGGGTGAAGAGCTCGATATCCGCGAGTGTGTCTGGTCCTTTTTTTGAATCCTTTTTCTTTGGAATGAGGGTGTATCGGCGGGTCACATATGGCCCCTTGTTCGCAAACCCGAGACCAATGAATCTACCTGGTTTTCCTCGCCCCTCTTGTACGAGCTTCGCAAATCGCGTGTTTACACGTTTCGAAATTTCACCAAGTTTATTCCATAGTAAAAGTTTCACCGCTTGAAGTTTTCCAAAAAACTTAGCATCTGGTTTGAATCTGGGTGTGAACTTGGTGTCTATATCGAGCGTCATGATTCTCTGCGTTGGTTCTAGGTACGAATTCACTGCATCGCCACCCGATAAAATCAAATCACCGACGGGATTCAAAAACGCCGTGAGTTCGTCGATGATCGCATATATTTCATAACGAAGTATGTCCGTGAATATAACACTCGCGAAGTCTTTGAAATCTTCATCCTTGTGAACGCGGTGCATTCTCGCCCTGAATTTGGTGACATCATCTTTATCATAGAACTTCTTGAGTACGGGGTCGTTATGAAACAGTTTCTTTGTCCTGAAACGATTTATGACCCCAGCTGAGTACTCGGCTTGATCCATATTATTAGTACATTACATATTATTTCAACAAGCTTAAAGATGTGATACCTAAGTAAAACATAAAACGAGATGTCTTTTGAATCTGTCCTCACCGAAATTGCCGCTCTCCGTAACGACGTCAAGTCCTTGACCAAGATTGTTCGTAAGATCAAGGCCAAGCAAGACGATCCAGACGGAACCAAGGCTGCTTCTCGTGCGAAGAACAACGGTTTCAACCGAGAACAAGCTATCTCCCCAAAGCTTGCTGATTTTCTCGGCGTCGAGGCCGATAAGCTCGTCTCCCGTTCGTTCGTTACTCGCGCGATCAACAAGTACGTTACTGAGAAGGGTCTCAAGCACCCAGAAAACGGTCGCGTTCTTGTTCTTGACGACAAGCTCCGTACTCTTCTTGACCCACCTGCGGACACGCAAATCACGTTCTTGAACTTGCAAAAGTACTTGAGCCCACACTACACCAAGGTCGAACAAACTGCTTAAAAAAATATACACTTATCATATAAAATGTTAATCGACAAGGCATCCGTCGAAACCCTTGTTGGTACAAAGATATCTAAGATAGATTTGTACCAAAAAGCATTTACACATAAATCTTCGTTGAAAGAAAATGAAAATCTGGAATCATTTGAGACGCTTGAATTCATAGGGGACTCTGTATTAGGATTCGTTATCACAAAATTTCTGTTTGATAGATACGAGAAACAAAGGGAAGGATTTCTCACAAAAGCTCGCACTAAACTTGTGCGAGGTGAGACGCTTGCAAATATTGCGATGAAGCTCGAAATGTACAAATGGGTTCAAATGGATGAGAAGGGTATGCGCAACGAATGGTTCAAAAATCCAAAGATTTTAGAAGACGTGTTTGAAGCATTCATAGGCGCGATATACATGGACCTAGGGCTTCTACACGCAAAACGATTTATTTTAAACATTTATGAGAATCCTCAACTCGTGAATATGCAATCCATCATGGTTGATGATAACTACAAAGATCATCTCATGCGTTATTGTCAAACACATGGACACCCTTTGCCAGATTATCGGGTTATTTCACACGATAATGGTATATTTTATGTAGACGTATACGTGAACAATGTCATTCTAGGTAGAGGTTTTGCTAAAAACAAAAAACAGGCTGAACAGAACGCGGCAAAGTATTTTTTCTATCCAAATTGTAATATAGTACAATAAAGTGTAGATATGCTTAAAAAGTAAATTGTAATACATATTAGGATGCATCCAAATGTCGCAAAGTTGATAAGTAAAACGTATGCGGAACAAAGATCGCAAGAATGGCTCGACTTGAGAAAAAACATGCTCACAGCGAGTGATTGTGCCACAGCCATAGGGGAAAACAAGTATGAGAAACCATTTGATCTACTTCTCAAAAAGTGTGGAAAGGGTAAACCTTTCACTGGAAACGCGGCGACCGAGCATGGGAATAAATACGAAGACGAGGCTCGTATTCTATATGAACAGAGACACAATGAGGTCGTACACGAGATTGGTCTCGAACCACACCCAAAATACCCATGGCTCGGTGGGTCACCTGATGGTATCACGGAGAGCGGAAAGCTCGTAGAAATTAAGTGTCCAATGTCCCGCCAAATTTTACCGGAGGTCCCGAAACATTATATGCCACAGTTACAATTATGTATGGAGATTTTAGACCTAGAAGAGTGTGATTTCATCCAATATAAAAATGCCGATTTTAACTGGCCGAGACCCGAAGAGTTTGTGGTCGTGCGCGTCCCGCGAGACAGGGGTTGGTTTGAAAAGTACTTTCCGGTGATGGAAGAGTTTTGGCAAAAGGTATTGTATCACAGAGAACACGGTATAGAAGAGCCGGTAAAGAAGACCAGGACCCGTAAGAAGAAAGAAGATGAACCACCACCTCCATGTGAAATCAAGTCTGACCCTGATGACGAATATAGGGACGAGTGATTTATTATCTTATTATATATAAATGAGTACACAGCCTATTGTCATACAACAAAAATCGAATAGTACTTTCGGCACGGCTATGAAAATAATAGGCTTCATTTGTTTGATTTCGTGTCTGTCTTCTATGTGGTCATCTTATAGAACGGCGAGAGCCGTTGGAAATGCATTTGAAAATATGAACGTCAAAAGGAAAGAACGGAACCCGGGTCCAATCATAACTGATATGGAAATCATAACACGAGATTCTACACCGAGTGGTACGACCACGATGGACGTGTCCTCCGATGAACCACAAGCAGAACCGGTAACTACGAAGGATATGAAGATTGCTTTGTATAAAACGGCTGACTGTACAGATGAACCCATTGATTCTGTCACATTGACGGCGGGTGCATCCATGACTGGAAAGGGTAAGTTCGATAAAAGAGGTACCGATAAGGAACATAATTACGTGTGTTGCATAAAGCACGAAAATGCCAAGCTCGCGGGGGAATACATGAAGGCGGGTGAAAAGAAAAATTTTGGTATATCACGTGATGGTCAAACAAGCATCATTGAATTTGGGGAACCGGATGGACCCGAAAATTGTGCGACCGATTTTTTTGCAAATTGGGCTCCTCTCGAATAATTATCAAAAATTAAAAATAAAAAAATTATTTTTTTCTACGCTTTCTTCTTTGAAAAGTTTCTGAAAAAATAAAAAAAGTTTTTTGTGTTTTTAAAAATGAAAAAACATGGTGTTGCTTCGCGGTTATTCTCGTCTTTTGGTTTGAAATCCTGTATGCCCCTACATAAACCATTTTACCCTTTATGTAGAGACTATGTCTTTATCAAACAAAACCTTAAAAATCTCGTCATCTCGAAAATTAAAAATAAAAAAAATTATTTTTTTCTACGCTTTCTTCTTTGAAAAGTTTCTGAAAAAATAAAAAAAGTTTTTTGTGTTTTTAAAAATGAAAAAACATGGTGTTGCTTCACCTAAGTAATCACGAACCATGTCTAAATCAAACCAAAAATGGAGCTATATACACATCAGATAGAGGGAGTGAACTGGATGCTCGAGAGGGAGCATTCGACCTCCGGTCCAAAAGGTGGATTTCTCTGTGACGAGATGGGACTCGGTAAGACAGCACAACTCATCACCGTGATTACACGTAATCCACGAGGGAACACACTTGTCATCGTACCCAAATCTATCGTGACCCAATGGAAAAATGAGATACACAAATTCGCTCCACAACTCACTGTGTTTGTGTACGATGGATTGAACCGCACAAAAGATCACACAGATTTCGTGAAATGTGACGTGACCGTGTGTCCATACAGTTTACTGACAGAGCACGACCCATTGATACACAGAGTTACTTGGGGACGCGTCATACTAGATGAGGCGCATGAAATTCGAAACCGGCGTTCAAAGAGGTTTAAATCCGCGATGAAAATTGCCACCGATACTCGCTGGCTCGTCACGGGTACACCAGTCTTCAATCGTGTAGACGATTTCGTTTCACTGTGTGGGTTTTTCGGTATAGACCGAATGGATGTACAATGTCATATAGATGCTATTAGGCAAAAGTATATCATACGCAGAACAAAGACAAAAGACGACGTCCCCGCGTGTCACTTTGAAAACATTGAACTCGAGATGTACCACGAGGAAAAGGAAATGTACAAGTATGTGTTTTCTGAATCCCAAGAAATGATTCGAGAAATGATGCGTCGTTCTCAGTCTCACGGAAACACGAGTATGTACAATATGGACATTCTTGAATGTTTGCTTCGTGCGAGACAAGCTATGATTTGGCCTCAACTCTATATAGATGGAATGTCTAAGAAGACTGGCGAAGAAATCGCGCCGTGGTCGGGTCGCTCCAAGAAGATGGAAACACTTTTTGAGTTCATTTCTCAGCACCCCGATGAAAAGACACTCGTATTTTGTCATTTCATGGGCGAGATGAATTACATACAAGAAACACTCACGTGTCCCGTGTTTAGAATTGATGGTTCATTCTCAAAAGAGCGTCGCGAGTCACAACTTGCCGAGTTTAATCGAGCTCCAAACAACAGCGTGTTTATCATCCAGGTCAAGGCTGGTGGACAGGGACTCAACATTCAAAGTGCGTCACGTGTATACATCACGAGTCCCTCTTGGAACCCAGGTACGGAACTCCAGGCAATTGGTCGGTGTCATAGAAAAGGGCAGACCAGAGATGTATACGTGAAGAAGCTCATTTACAAAGGTGATGAGAAGTTTCCGAGTGTAGACGAGTCTATAGTCGCGCTTCAGGTGAGGAAATCACACGAAACCGCGGAAATATTAGATGATGTACGTCTTAAAACGCAGCTACCCGGGAAGTCAGAGGGGCTTTCGATTTCTGAGATTAGAAATATTTTCAGGGCATAGAGTATATACAATGAAGACATTTGGATCTCGCGCTGAAGTGTTCCACGGTACCGCGGAAAAGACTCCCGGTGGATTGAAGAAGAAGGACTTGTTCCAAGACAAGTACGGTGCTATCAAGAGCAAGGCCGCGTCCAAGGCGGCTCTCACTCGCATGGAAGAAGAAGGCAAGAAGGCGATGGTCAAGGTGTTCAAGCCAAAGAAGTCCGGCTTCAAGCTTCAACCAAAGGAGGGGACCGCGGCGTACAAGAAGCTCATTAAGAAAATGTAAATGTAATATAAGAAGAGATGACTCTCAAAAAATGGGACCAAGCGGTCAGACTCGCTAAAATAAAACAGGGTCTAGACCCCGATAATTATACGATGCTTCGCGGAAAATTGCTCAAGGAAGCTCAGGCTATTTACCAACTACTTATAATTTCTAAGTAAATACATATAAATGGTATCTTTTGTTAGTATGCTGGCTAAATCTGCGGCCCGCAAAGCCAAATCAGGGGCGAAGAGTATGGCCCCTGATTTGAAGAAGGAGGCTAAAAAACAGGCAACCAATTACCTGGATGCCCAAAAGCATAGAATTTATGAAACTGGACGTGGTGCGGTATATACGAATACACGCGGTGGTAATAGAAATTACAGGCCCACACCAGTATATAGAAACGTACCGGGTTCAAATGTGATAACACCCGTACAACAAGTTCCACAGATGTTTAATCGACAATAAACTGAAATCCCTTCAGTGCTTGTGGTTCGTATGTCACGAGTTGGTACAATTTATAGGTAATTCCGAACTTTTTGTTCAAGAAATACACACTGTTTATCTCAACGATGGCAGTTCCCGAATTTCTTGAATATAATCCATTTTTACACTCCACGTTACCAATTGATTTCTTTTGTTCGTTATAAATATACGGTTTGATTTTTTGTTCCATATTCACGTCGACTTTGACGCGGAACTTTGGTTCTCTGTCAGGTGATTCCTTGATATTCGAAAAGAAACACGATTTAAGTTCATCCATGCTCACTTTTCGTTTGAAAATGACTTCGCTTTGTTCGTGCACGGCTTCAATCACTCTTTCTTCGAATGCGCGCATCGTTTCATAGAATGTCTTGACGTAATTGCCTTCTTCGTCGTATCCTTTCATGGCGAAATCGAGAGACCATTTAGTTGGACCAACTTCTGGTGTGAATCCTGAAATACCGAATGGGATATACATTCGAGGGAATTGAATTCGTAAGGGCTTTCCTTCTTTTGTACACAAGGATATCTTTCGCCCGTCGTGTTGTGGGATTTCAAGCTCATTTAGTAGATTCACGAATTTAGACATTTTATTAAAAAATATACGTTCTAAAACTTTAAGCTGAACAAGCCGCGCAATCGGCTTCGAGACTAAATTGAATTGGGCGCGCCTTCGCCTTACTTCTCAAGTAGTACATGCCTGTCTTGAGACCTTTTTTCCACGCGTAAAAGTGCATCGATGAGAGCTTTGAGAGTGTTGGACTTTCAACGAATAAGTTCATAGATTGTGATTGGTCGATAAATACACCTCTGTCTGCGGCCATATCAATGATAACTTTTTGACTGATTTCCCATACGGTTTTGTAGAGTTCTTTGAGTTCACTTGGAATATCAACGATATTTTGCACGGAGCCATTTGCTTTGATCATGAGGTCTTTCATTTCCTTTGACCAAAGACCCACAGCCTTGAGGTCACCGACGAGGTGTTTATTCACGACCACGAACTCACCCGCAAGAGTTCGTCGCAGATAAATGTTTTGTGTGTAAGGTTCGAAACATTCATTGTTTCCTAGAATCTGAGATGTACTCGCCGTAGGCATGGGTGCGAGTAAAAGACTGTTTCTTGTACCCTTCTTCACGCGCTCGCGCATGGCGTTCCAGTCATACCGCTCAGAAAGTTTTGGTGCATCCCACATGTCAAACTGCAAGATGCCTTGACTGAAAGGTGACCCTTCAAATGTCTCGTATGTACCGTCTTTGTCGGCGAGTTCGCAACTCGATTCGAGTGATGCGTGATAAATGGTTTCAAAGATGAGACGATTCATTTCTCTTGATTTTTCAGACCCAAACGGTTCTCTCGACATGATGAATACATCGGCGAGACCTTGGACACCGATACCAATTGGTCGGTGTCTCATGTTTGATCGTTTCGCTGTATCCGTGGGGTAAAAGTTCTTATCGATCACCTGATTGAGGTTTCGTGTCACCATCTTCGAAATGCGATGGAGTTCTTCATAATCAAATTCGCCCGTCTCTCTGTTGACAAACTTGGGGAGAGCGATGGAGGCGAGATTACACACCGCTGTTTCATCTTTGTCGGTGTGTTCCAAAATTTCGCAGCACAAGTTGGATGATTTAATGGTACCGAGATTCTTTTGGTTTGATTTGTAGTTACATGCATCCTTGTAAAGCATGTAAGGTGTACCCGTCTCACTTTGAGATTTGATGATAGCCTTCCAAATGTCTGCGACGGGAACAACCTTATTGGCTAAACCTTCGCGTTCATACTTTTCATAGAGCTCTTCAAACTCTTTCCCGTACACGTCGGATAGACCTTTCGCCTTATCCGGACAGAATAAACTCCAGTTTCCACCTTCTTCGACACGTTTCATAAATAAATCGGGGATCCACATAGCAGAAAATAAGTCTCTGCATCTCGCTTCTTCGTCACCTTGGTTGAGGCGAATTTCCAAGAAATCGAGAATGTCTGCGTGCCATGGTTCTAAATAGACGGCAATAGAACCCTTTCTTCGTCCAGCTTGATTCACATATCGAGCAGTCGCGTTATACACTCTCAACATCGGGATGATACCATCGGATGTACCATTTGTACCCCTGATGTGTGATTTGTTCGCGCGGATGTTATGTACATGTAAACCTATACCACCAGCCCACTTCGAAATCTGTGCACACTCTTTGACCGTGTCATAAATTCCGTCAATGCTATCATCCTTATTCGCTACCAAGAAACACGACGACATTTGTGGTCTTGGTGTACCCGCATTGAAGAGTGTTGGTGTTGCGTGAATGAAAAGACCCTTGCTCATGGCGTCATATGTTTCGACCACGCGTTCGAGATCTTCGCCGTGAATACCTATGGATACACGGGCGTACATATATTGAGGTGTTTCGACGATTTCATCGTGTATCTTTTGAAGATATCCCTTCTCGAGTGTTTTCAATCCAAAATATCCAAAGTCATAGTCTCTTTCGGGTTTGATATGTGCATCGATGTGTTTTGAAACTTTTGTGACTTCTTCCGTGACGATATCCGCATCATACAATTTCTGCATGGCTTCAGAAAACGTAGAGGGTACACGCTTTTGAATGTTACTCGCGACAATGCGCGTCGCGAGTATTTCATAGTCTGGGTCACTGGTAATCATACCGATACAAATCTCAGCTGAGAGTGTGTCGATTTCGTGTGTCTTGATGTTATCATGCATAGAAGAAAACACCTGCTGTGCGATCATGGACGCGTCAACATTTTCAGATAATCCATGTGTAAGTTTTGAGATCCTATTGGTGACCTTATCAAATTTAACGTCTTCAATACGACCGGATCTTTTAATAACCCTCATTTTATAAATATACTAATGAATTTTTTATACTCCTTTTTTACTTGAAGTCTCGACTTCTCACCGGGACTGGTCCAGCCAATTCGGCCTTGCGTTCGGGCTGTACCAAGTAGCTGTTTACGAGAAATGTCCCGTATGCACCCGGCTTTGAAACTGGTGGGTACGACGCGACGAAGCAGTTATTGCCTTTGCATACAGGGCGATACTGTGGGCATGCTGCTGTAGAGTAGGCCTCGTCGAAATCAGAAACTGATATGTTCATTTATAATTACTGATAGTTTTTTTCCAGGACTATATTAAATGTGTGATAATCTTCACCTGAATTCTTTGAAGCAATGCCAGACACCACTGAACACACTTTTCTTTTCGTCGTTCAATGTGAACTTGCTTCAACGAGCCATACGTCAGGATTTCAAAAACAAGACGGGTATATCCATCGATTATCAAAGCGAAGATGATTTGTATGGTATCATGCGCGTCGTGTTCATAAACAATTCGGGTGACCATAACGTTCGTGTTAACGAACAAGTGAAAATGATGAACGAGATGGTGATAAAGACTGGTGTGTCACAAATTCAATCGGGCGTCTCTCAATACATGGGATATGTGCATGATATGGACAGAGGCTTAGAACCACTAGACAGACCGCAAAGTACCACGACTTACGGAAATAAGATTGGTAAGAGTGATAAGATTGGTATTTAAATTACCGTCATCACTGGTCCACGTCCATTTTGATCGCCAATGACTGGCTGCTCTTCAGACCCCACAATCGTTTCTTCGACGATATCATCGGGTTTGACGAGTTGTTTCTCTGGTGAAACTTTAACTTTCACGTTCATTGTTTGTTGTCCTGTGGTTACGGGGTTTTTGGATGACACGAAATACACAACAGCCACCGTAATAATCGATATGGCAAAGAGTGTGTAGGTAAGATTACTCTTCTTCATTATAATATATCTAACATAAAGTTTTGTTGGTATGTAACGATATGAGTCTAAATTATTACAAATCTGAAACAGAGATCATCTGTAAGAAGAAAGGTTGGACTAATGCCACCGTAGATACGGTATGGCTTCTTCTCACTGAGGAGATAGGAGAACTCGCTTCGGCGATAAGACAGCACAAAAAAACGTATAAAAAGACTAATTTGAAAAAGGAACGAGGTACGGATATCATGATGGAAATGGGTGACGTATTTAGTTATTTATTTCAGCTCTCGTACATGTTAAATGTAGACCTAGATAAGATGTGGTTAGAACATGGTAAGAAAATAAAGTATAAGAAATATAATCTGTGTTAGTATAAAGATGCTTTTGAGCGACGAAGAATCTATTGATCGAGTGAACCCATATGTTCAGCATGATTTCTTCATGCCAGGTACGAGTCGTCAAATCATAGATTTTGCGCCACACAAAGAACCAGTTGAAGAAGTTGTGCAACAAGAATACCGTAGTCCGATGTGCGACTATGGAGTGATGGTCGCAGGTCGAATTGGCCGAACGGATGTGTGTCCTCTATCTAGAGAGTTGTATCCAGGAAGAAATATTCAATATGATGAAGAGCCATTAGCTGTTTCTAGAGAAAACAAACCAAACAAGGTTCATAACCAAAAAGTTATGAATAACATGGTGGGTGCAGGGATTCTACTTCTATTAGTTGCAGCACTCTAAAGAATTTTTCCAGTCTCATATCGTTTGTACACGTTTTTATAATTTGAGGCATGTATTGTTCGCACACATCCTTTGCAAACTTTTTTTGCCATGTACAGTGCATGTTAATTACTGGAGGCGAAAACGTAGGGTCTAATATTTTGACCGCATTCATAGCGCGCACAATACTGCGCGTATTATTATTTTCGCACATCACACTTTCCAACTCAACTAAAGCCATCTTTCTCCTGACTTCAGTTGTTTTGTGTATCATGGTGTCCAAGAATTGTTCGTAGCGAAGTGTGTCTGATATAGACTGTATTGTGGTCCAGGTTCCAATGGGTGTGGTTTTAAAGGTATCTGTTTTATTTTCATAACCAATTCCATTCGTATACTTTACGTATTCTATTTCTATTATTTGTGAATCACTTTCAATATCATGGGAAACACGAGCAGTTTTTACGAAGGAGGTCATGGTTTTCTTTAACGTAAATTCTCTAAGTATTTTAAAAGCCTAAGTCGAACTGGACACACACCTAAATTAACTATGTTCAGCTCAATCGTCAATAACACGTTTTCGTATTACCTAACTCTTGATGAGTTTCGAAATGAGATTCCAGAGAATATTAGACCATCATGGGTAAAACTTACGACTATCACGATGGTATCGAGCTTTAATAAGCCACTTGATATACAACATCTTCGCAAGTGTTTTGAGAAAATATCGCCGATTCGCTTGAGAATGCGTGGACGAAAAGATGCAGGATGTGAATGGATACTGAAACCAACTTCATTTTATAACCAGATTACGCTGTCTTACACAGACATGTACAGTGTAAAATCTATCAAGCTTTTTCCAAACGGTAGTATCCAGGTGGCGGGATGTTCAGATTTAGTAAACTGCAAACACATTATCAGACAACTCTCACTTCTCATTGGTAAATTACTCAATGAATCGTGTATACCACCGATAGAGACATTTCGGGTTGTGATGATAAACTCAAATTTCAGCTTAAATTGGAATATCAATTTGATGCGTACAGCGGATCACTTTGAAAAATATTCAGATATATTCAAAGTGTCATTTGAGCCAGATCGGTATTCTGCTGTAAAAGTAAAGTTCAAGCCAGCTGAAGACATGAAAGAAGTGACGACGAGTATTTTTAGTACAGGGAAGATTATCATCACTGGAGCCGAGACATTCAAAGAAATTGCATTTGCATATAACATAATCAATCAGCATATTAACACAGAACCATCTATCAGAGTCGGTGAAGTTGCACCAGACAAAAAAGAAATTTTTGATTCGTTATCAGGCGCAAACATAAATGATATAGTTAAAAAACTCAGAGGCATGAATGTAAAATCATGGAAACGTACGATAGAGAATAGACAAATTAATTTCTGATGTAATAATAAAAATGTCTCAGCGACTTGGAATGGCCGATGGTCGATGCTTCACCATCAACTCGTCTAGCCAATTGTACAACAACTACTTGATGAACAAGAACGGTGTGTCTTACGAAGACAACTACTCTTACCGCAAACTTTTGCAATCGAAGGGTCCAGAACTTTTCAAACCCGAACAAGACACCAAGAAGTGTTCTTCGTGTGACGAAGCTTTGGTCGACACTCGCAACATTTACTAAATACGCAAAATTAGTGTTATTTTAATATACAACTTTTCTAGAGAATGTCTCAGTGTGCCATATGTCTCGGTGACGTCAGAGAGACACGGCATAATAAACCCATACGTTGTGGGCACTTATTTCATTCACACTGTCTAGAAAAGTGGAAAAATAAAGGTAAGCAAACTTGTCCTATATGCAGGAAAGTGTTTGATGGGGATAATTTCAGGGTGCAGATAACGATTCATAATAATTTTGAATCGACTTCAAACGCAGTGTTACTCGAATCTGAGTTTATATTTAACGCACTCGATATATTCTTTGATGTTGAAAATGAGATTGATCTTTCAAGTCTTCTTTCTGACTTTGGTGTGAGTGTGTCCGACTTTGATCCCCTTATTCTTAACACAGAATGAACTACAGTACGTTTTGTAGTTTAACGACCCATAATCTCTAGATGCTTTGCGTGGATCTATTATCACATTACCTTTCGCATCAGTAAGAAGTGGTCCTGTCGCCCAACCACGCTTGTGGGCAAATATATTAGCCTTGAAACGTATGATTTTACCTGGTACAATTTTTGGTGCAACTTTTTTAATTCGTGTGACCGGGACTTTGAAAAATTTTGCGATGGCTTCGTGTGTGTTACCTTTTTTCAATTTATACTCCACAACATTTACTTGCTTATAAAAGTGAAAATCACCTTGTCTAAAGTAATTATTTGGATTTCCAGGTGCAACGAACATCATAACTTTGTAATGCCCGGGTTTGCATTTCTCTTCAGCTTTTGCTATGTACACTTTCTTTGGGTTATCCGCAACGACACGTTGTGGTAATTTTTTGCAGTTTACATACGAATGGTTCATGTTCTTGACACCAGCACGTTCACCGGGGACACTCTTGTATGATCTCTTTTTTTCGTAATCACCGACAGCATACGCGTAACAATTGTTATTATTGATACCAATCGCTCGCCCCCATAATCTTTGTGTAAACCTATGTTCTGACCCACTCAGGGGGAGACGTTTAGTGTCTTGACCCATTAATAATATTGGAGAAAAAAATATTATTAATAGATAAATGATCCAAGGTCTTGTTAACGCGCGCAAGACTCAAGACGCCATCACCGAACTCCTCACGTTTGTTCTCATGATTCTCATCACGACCTTCGTGCTACGATTCTTGTGGAACCGTTCGCTCGTGAAGCACGTGACTGTTCTCAAGAAGCTCGATACTTTCCTTGATGCCTTCATCTTGTCGTTGGCGCTCGCCGTGGTCCGTGGTATTTAAACTTCGCGGTATCCCGAAAACATTTCACCTTCCGAACTTTTAAGAGTTGGGAATGACTTGATTCCGTTGCATTGCTGTTTTTCGCAGTCAACGAAATCGAACGCTTTACCATTCTTTTTCATGTAATCAAGTTGCTTTGTAGTCCAACCACACCAATTAGTCCCGTACACGGTCCATTTTTCCTTACATGCTTTGCAAGTGCACCCTTTGCAATCGCAACGCCCTTTTCTGCAGCCACACCCACACGGACACTTAGTGGGACGCCCAGTGTAAAACAAAACAATTAAAACGATTATGGTCAGAACTAAGAAAGCAATCATAATTTAATTACTTCACATATTTTATTTTTAGAGCGTCGCACATCTGCTTCACGGTTTTTCCCTGAGTATCTATCCCCGCTCTTTTTGCCTTTCCGACAATCTCTGATTTTTTATACGTGGTGCACTTCTTTCCATCTATACGCGTGTATCCTTTTGGTGCTATGGTTACTTTCGGTGAAGGCATGGATTTCTTTTTCAAAATTGTCTTTGCGCGTTCTTTCGCCGCTTCTTGGTTTAAGGGTGTCTTTACAACCACCTTTTTCTTTGGTTTCATTTGTAAAATTGGTTTTGCCTTTGGTATAAAGTTCAATGGATTCTTACGCGACGTCACTTTTGACCGGTATGGTAAGAAGAATGCATCTGAGAATATATCTTCAAATGTGGGTAATTTAGTGTGATCGGCATTTAGTTTTAAACGGAAATTTTCAATCTTATTAGATTCTAAACCTATATATTCTTTTGGTAATATACGTTGAATAAAACGAATTACACTATTAGATGATTCTGTTCTTATTCGAGTACATATAAGAAACATGGCATTCAAGAAGAGGTGCGCATCGTACATCATGTGGGATGTCGGGGCTATACCATAATGTTTATCGAGTCCACGTATAGTTGGATTTTTTATAGTACCCGTCGATGATAAACCATAATCTGTTAACATTGTTTCTAAACCGATGTCTTCGACGTCCAACGTCATCTTACCTATTTTGTATTTGGACACATTCAACGTGGGTGTTCGGGTTCGCAAAAGTATATTTTTACCATGAAGATCACTATGCCTGAAAGATGGGTACTTTTTGTGTATTCTATAAAGATTGTATAACACGTCAGTGATTATAAACCTGAAATGTATAGGTCTCAACGCGTTCTTGTTTTTCATGATGTATGGCTCGAGTGCACCCCCATTCGCGTATTCACTGTACATGACGTTTCTATCTTTGCACTTTTCAAGAGCATATGGATTCACACCACCAAGTTTACTGAGTAGTTTTCCAATTTTATATTCCGTTGTCAACGATTCTTCTTGAATTTTTATCGCAATTTCATTTTTGCATCGTTTATCGACACACCCATAAAAAATCTCGCCATATTCACCTTCGCCAATCTTTTTGGTACCTACACGCGTTCGAACCGCTTTCTTAATAGACAAATTCGGGGTCACATTACCGTTTATGGTATAAAATATTTTGTCTGGATTACAACCTAATTTCTTGATAGCTTCGGTGACCTCCTTACCAATCTTTTCGTGGTCTCTGGGTGTATTGGTTTTTCCAACTTTGCGCCTGATGACCGCTAAATTCTTGATGTGTTGTTCCACCTGCATCTTGTTTTAATGCTAGATTTTATTCTTCGACTTGACATTCTTCTTCGTAATATTCTTCTTCGGCGCCTTCATCAACTGCGTCACCAGATGGCTCACTTTCGACGCCTTGGAATGCAAAGGAAGGAAGCTTCGTCGATTGTTCGAAGAGTGCTTGCGATAGGCGCAAGCTCACACCAAACTTATTATCGATGAACCAGATTTGGGTCACGTTTACGATGCACATACACCGTTGTCCCTTTTCGATGGAATCAATCGGAACAAGTTCTCGCTTAGGGTTGTATGCTTCAGCCATGAATTCGCCGGTTGGCTTGGTCATGACCTTGAGTTTAACAGTGTCTGGGTATTCTTCTTTCCCGGGGCGCACAAGCGGCTTATACAAAGCCTCCTTCATCACTTCAGGATTGTACACTTTTCCGAGCCATTCTTTGGAGTTTGCCGCAACCGTCTCGATGATTCTCGCATCAAGCTCCTTGAGCTTGGCGGCGAGTTCGACGGCTTGCTCGTTGTCCGGGTCAATAGACAAATCGAGCGAATACGACGTCTTATTAGTCGTCTCATCAGTAAAGGCACTAAGACCATAAGGGCTTCGCATGAACGGAAGTTGCAAGTAGAGCTTACCCTTACCATCGGCCGTGTTAATGTATACTGTCTTGCCACCGTTCTTGTTCTTCTTCATTTTACTGAAGACAACAGAGGACGATTCGAAAGTGTTGGAAAGTTGGATCATGTTAGTAGACGACATTTGGTTTGTTTTTGTATATCTTATGATGGTGTCCAAACTTTAAGCATGTTTTTTTTCTCAGTCTACAATATAAAAATTACACATGGGTATCTTTAAAGATTGTGGTTGTGGATGCGGGGGTGCGAAGGCCCAGCAGAAATTTTTGATTTCCGCTATGTCTTCTCTCGTGTTCTTTATAATCGCGAACCCAGACACATTCCGTTTGACGCGTTCTATTTTCGGTCGATGGGTTTCTGGTCCAACCGGTTGCCCCACTTTGCGAGGTCTCGCTCTTCACACCGTGGTGTTCTTGCTCATCACGTGGGCCATGATGAACATTAAGAAGGAAGGATATTCCATTGAAGAAGAAATGCCAATGATGGTTGGACCTTCCCCAGAAGAAGAGGAACCAGTTATCACCCCACCAATGACTGAAATGCCAGAGCCTCTTCCGGGTTTTAGCGAAATGCAATACGATGCGGTCGATAGTGGTCTTGAACTCGCGCCACTCGATGTCATGGGTGACGAAATCGACAAACCAGTGACTCTCAAAGTTCGTGTACAAAAGCAGGTCACTTGCCAATGCGACGACGGTAAGACTGTGACTATAGAGTAATTATTTCATTTGGTTTATTAATTAATCAATATAGTAAATGGCAAAATACCATTTAGTATATTGAAGTGTTTTAGAAATCTTCGTCGAACTCGATTTCACACGAATCCTCGTCCATCTTTCCATAATCACCCACCCTCTTTTCAAAGAAGTTTGTCTTTCCGTCGAGACTGATGGTTTCCATGAATTCAAATGGGTTTGTCGAATTCCAGATCTTTTCTTGACCCACTTGTTTTAAAAGTCTATCTGATACGTATTCAATGTATTGTGTCATTTTCTCGGAGTTCATACCAATGAGACTACATGGAAGTGCATCCAAGATGAATTCTTTCTCTATTTCTACCGCTTCTTTCACGATCTCCTTAATCGTGTCAGAATTTGGTTTAAATTTAAGCATGTTGAACAACTCAACCGCAAATTGTTGATGGAGTCCTTCATCTCTGCTTATCAGCTCGTTACTGAAACAGAGACCCGGGAGAAGACCCCGCTTCTTGAGCCAGAAGATGGCACAGAAGCTTCCGGAAAAGAATATACCCTCCACACACGCGAAAGCGAGAAGTCTTTCACAAAAAGGGCGCGACGTGTCAAACCATTTCATCGCCCATCTCGCCTTTTTCTCGATACACGGTACTCTTTGTATCGCCGAAAACAATTCCTTTTTTTCCGAAGGTGAACGAATGTACTTGTCTATCAATTTACTATATGTTTCCCCGTGAACCATTTCATTATGTGCTTGATATGCATAAAATGACCGAGCTTCGGGATATTGCACTTCATCCGCAAAGTTGTTGTTGAGATTCTCAAATACAATACCATCCGAACCAGCAAAGAATGCCAATATAGTCTTAATAAAATGCTGTTCGTTATCTGTCAGTTTGCTCCAGTCATCCATGTCCTTTGATAAGTCGACCTCCTCCGCTGTCCAGTTGCTCATTTGTGCTTGCTTGTACAATGCCCATAAATTGTCATGTTGAATAGGGAACACAGTAAACCTACTCAGTGTCGGTAAGAGCATTGGCTCCGTGTCTTCGATGTAGTCCTGAAAGTCAAAAAATGTTCCGTGATGTTTTCCATCGATAAAAATTTGTGGATACGCGGCGATTGGTTTCCCGCATAATTTTTCCAAATCACCTTTCTCAATTTTTGTTTTCTTATAATCTAAGCACAAATCCTTGCATATATCTTCAGCTAGGTCGCAGTACTTGCATCCATCCTTCGAAAAAATTTCAATCCCCATGTGTGTTATTACCTGAAAATATTTTTGTCTTAAAACTTTAAGAATGATTAATTTTTCAGAGATCCAGCCTGGTGATCTCATAAAAGTTTTGTTAAATATTGACGATGTTGATGATGAGATGTACGCAACAACTACAGAGAACATGAACGACTATCTCACCGTCAATTATTACCTAGACACGTCTCTCGTGTATAAAGGTGCTCGTGTATATGAACTTGATGAAAATGAAGAACTTGTACAACCAGAAAACATGTGTGAGCATTACCCGGATGGTACATCCGTATTTTGTAAAATAGGCGACTCCATGTATTGTATAAAAGATGAAATAGAGGAAGATATGGAAAGTGATATCATTGATGAATCGGATGAAGAAAGTGATTTAGAAGGGTTCATTGTCCCAGACGACGAAATCGATGGACAGGTCATACCTCCTTCCTCGCACAGGGAAGTCGATCGCGAATGGAATGAATGGGAACCCACGAGTCCCGGTTCTCGTAAATTTAAACAGGTGGTTGATTCTATTGAAGAGTTTGCCAAAATGCATGCGGATAATCTAAATTTTTGAAAACCTAAGTGCGCATTTTCAACTTTCAAAAAAAAGGTATTTTTGATATGGAAGGATTGGCTGCTATTTGGTCGGATGTCGACCGCTTATTAAATAAACCCGCTGTAAGAAAGTCAATCAATACGCATATATGTATAAATTGTAATGGTGTAAAAGTATTTACCAGAGAAGGAATGCCCGTGTGTTCGCGGTGTGGACTCACACAAGCGCATTTCATAGATGATAGCCCTGAATGGACGAGTGGTCTCACTGAAGATGGACGTGTGAATGATCCATCTAGATGTGGAAACCCAAATCCGAATCCAGAATTGTTTTCGAATGCATGGGGTAAGGGAACTGTCATATCAACAAAGAATACATCGACGTATGAAAATAAAAGAATGGCAAAAATAAATTTTCATCAATCGATGAATCACACGGATAGGTCTCTATTTCACGCATATAAAGATATAGACGAAGCTTGCCCATCTTTACCTGAAAGTGTATTGAAAGATGCAAAGATGATGTATAGGAAATTTAACGTGGAAAAATTGACCCGGGGAGCTGTGCGTCTGGGAATAAAAGCCAACTGCGTCTTGTACGCGTGTAGACTTTCAAAAATTCCTCGCACGACAAAGGAAATCGCAGACATGTTTGGTATTCAGTCAAAAGATATTAGTAGAACTACACAAATGTTCAAAGATACATTGCTTGGAAAGACCGAAAAGAATTACGTAACGAAACCATTTAACGTAATGCAACGTTTACTAAATTCGTTTGAAGTTACGAGAGCGGAGAGGTTAGAATGTAACAAGATGTGTGCAAAGTTAGAAAATTGTACAGAGCTCATGAGTAAAACACCTAATAGTGTGGCGTCGGTCGTGATTTATGTGGTGATGAAAGGGCAACTTTCTAAGAGTGAAATAAATGATAAATGTTCGGTATCTATACCGACTATAAACAAGATAGAAAGTATAATTAAACGATACTTAGAGGAATGAATGTAATGTAATGTAATATGGTCAAATTGTTTTTAGCTACACCATGCTATGGTGGTCTCTGTCTAGAAAAGTTTATGACGAGCGTCATTAAGCTTCAAATTGAATTGATTAAGGAGGGTATTCAGCTCATGATTGATACAACGGAAAATGAATCTCTCGTACACAGAGCCCGAAATGTCGCAGTTGGTCGTTTTATGCAAAAAACCGACGCTGATCTATTCATGTTTATCGATGCGGACGTTGATTTTAACGCGGACTCGGTTGTTCGCCTTGTAAGATCGGGACACGATGTATCGGTAGCGATATATCCAAAGAAGGTCGTTATGTGGGATCAAGCGAAGACTGCGATTGAGCAAGGTGATGATAGAAATATGGCTATGCTTTCATCGAGTCTCGTAGCTAATATCGGCGCACACAGACGTTCAGTTGAAAATGGTTTCGTGGAAGTTCTGGATGGACCAACGGGATTCATGGTTATTACCCGCAAAGCCTTTGAAAAGATGCACGAACACTTCACAGATTTGAACTGCAAAAACGATCACCAAAACAGGGATTTTGATGAATATTGCGCCGTGTTTGATTGTATGATTGACCCGGAATCTCGGAGATATTTGTCTGAAGACTACGCGTTTTGTAGACGATGGCAACAAGTTGGAGGTAAGATTTATGCCGACGTTCACACCACATTGGGACATGTTGGTAACTTGCCATTCTCTGGTTGTATGAATGATAGGCTTAAGGCTTAGAGTTTTATAGTTGTTAATGAAACTTGCGACTATCATCGTTACTCGGAGTAAATCGTGTCATGTGAAAACGTTACACACGGTTTTACGCTTAAACCTTATGTGCATCCAAGCAAATGGAGTCCAAAATGAAGTCGTGTATGTGAATGACGATCCATATGATAAGTCTGATATCATTCAAAGATACATGAAGACGTCCGACCGCATCTTGTTTATTGATTTCGGTGTGGCGATGGATGAAGGGTCAATTGCTCAAGTATTTAAACCACACGATGGTCTTGGTTGTTTAGTATTCCCAGGTGTAAAAGAGGGTATCGATTGGGAACAGTTTAAAAAGAGTGTGAATGAAAAAACGACTGAACCGGTTAGTCAAATTGGTCTACACTTCGACACTGAGGTTGGTAAAATGATCTCCGAAGATATCTACCAGGTTACGAGTTCAGAGGCGAGGTGTTGGTTAATGATGTGCAAGAATACGTCTAAGTGTGTAAGGGATAAGCGCACACACGATTGTCGAGTTCCACCGAGAATGGGGCAGATGTTTTCCAAGTTCAAGGAGTTGGGTGTCAAAATTAACGCGTATACAGCATCTAAGTTGACAATGACATATACTCATGAGTGTGTAAGTAACTTGCTGAACGCGGCCGGCATTAAAGCTAATTAAAGATTAAATTTAAAATATTAAACAGATGTCACGAGTATCTGTAAAGAGGGATGATCCACTTTACAAATACGCGATAAAATACATGGAGGACACATGGGGGACGACACCCAATCGATTTCCGGGATGTCAGCCGATATCTATCGAATATAAACATTTTGATTTACTTCGAAAAAATGATTACGTGGTTTGCGAAAAAACGGATGGTGTTCGATTTATGTTACTCGCATTCATGTATGGAACTCACAAAGTGTGTGTTTTCGTGAACCGAGCTCTTGATATGTTTCTTTGTAAACTTACATTTAGGCGCACATTTTATGAAGGCACTATTTTGGAAGGGGAACTTTACAAGGATACATTTTTGATATATGACTGTCTGAAAGAGTCGGGTATCATTGTGGGTCACAAGAATTTCATTGATAGACTCGAGTATTGTGAAAAGGCGGCGAAAAAACTACTCGCACTGAAAAGTGACGTGACCAAAATACAGGTAAAGAAATTTCATCTCATGTGTGACTACGAATACTTCTTAAATGAGTATTTACCTACCGTGACTCAAGAAGTTGATGGACTTATATTTACACCAATAAACTGTCCCGTAAAGATTGGTACTCATGAGACCATGTTTAAATGGAAACCATGTGAAAAGAATACGATTGATTTTCAGGCGCGGTCAGTGAATGGGAAATGGCGATTGTATGTTCAAGAAAAAGGTGAACTTGTATTTGAATCTATAATTCCCGAAGATAAATTCGACACTTCGTGGATTCGTGAGAACATGATTCTCGAGTGTAAATACATGTCCGAAGATACACCAATGTGGTGGATGCCTATCATGCAGAGAACTGATAAAACGTACCCGAATAATAGGCGTACGTTTTATAGAACGTTAGTAAACATAAAAGAGAACATAAAAATTACCGATTTTTTAAAATGTATATGAGAATGTAATACCCATCTATTTCCTTCAAATTCACCTCTGCTATATGATCGTCATCTTGTACATACCACTTATCGTTGAATTTACACATAGAGTAATAATGACCGCCCCACTGTACACCTTCGTGTATTACACACGATTGTAGTGAATAACTAATATCATCTGTAAATGATAAGTCCTCTTCTATCTGTATCCGACTTTTTTTATCGAACGAAATGATCATTACTGATTGTAGTTGTTTAAAAATAGTCCGCGTCGTCGCCACGTGATGAACCTTTCCATTGTCGTCTACGTATCCCTCGAGTGTATTCCAGTTCATACTTTTATTTATTAAATCACTCACCTTGCACACGTGATCATCGATAGTAAGTGTCTGTATGCTATAATCCGTGTCACTTGTATTTTTACCATCCGGTGATATAGTTATTTGTGTCTTTTTACCATATATTAAACGCTTTATTATTCCATATTCCTTTTCTAGAATGTCTATTATACAAAAAAGAGCATCCTGGGTGTCGTGAGGTTCGTGTAACTTGAATCTAGGAAACACCATTTGAAATTCTTTCAATAGTGGTGTAAGATCAATCTTATTAGATTCTTGTCTACTGAAGTACATAGTCACGAGGTCGTGGTACAATTTAGTAAATTTACAATCACCTACATATCTACTCTTGTATATATGTTCAGATATTGGTAATATATGAAGGAGTGATTGCATCGCCGAATTAAAGTAGCAAGTGTTTCCTAGGTTCAAGAAGCCATGCATATAACACGTGTATGAAAAAATACTCGCCATAAACTCGCAAATGTTATTAAAATAACTGGTTACATAAATGAGTAGTGCAACGAGTGCCAGAAACGTAAACAAAGAATTTAACCAAAAACTTGAAAATATGAGGCTTCTTGTATATAAAATGGTAAATACACTCAGCAGAGCGACACCAGTCACGAAACCAAAAGCAAGAAAAGCTACACCACAAAACATGGGTACGTCTGCCAAATCCGCCTTTAAAAAGCCCCTACCAAAAACAAAAAAGGTCCAGTCAGTGAGAAGATCACCAGCCTCGGCATTCAAAAAATACAAAAAGTAACTTAAAACTTGCACACTTCAATTAACAAATGCCAGCCCCTACTATCCTACCAATCACTTCGGGTGAAGATGAGTTTAGGACTACGCGAATCATTGGCAATGAGATGTTCTTCTATAGCGATGTAACATCCGATGATATTCTGGAATTTACCGAAGATTTTAAGAAGCTTGAAAATAAGCTACTCAAACAATCTATCGATTTCCCGGGTTTCAAACCTGAAATCAGAATCAACATCTGTAGTGACGGTGGAGAGATGTTTGCTGGTCTTAGCGCCATGAATATTATTGAAAAGTCGAGAGTTAAAGTTGTTACTATCGCTCAAGGCGCGTGTTGCAGTGCGGCTTCGTTTATGTTGCTTGGTGGACATGAACGTCGCATGGGCAAGAATGCACATATCCTCATCCACCAATTATCGACGAATGGGTTCTGGGGTAAGTTTGAAGAATTGAAGAATGAAATGGACTCGTGTTCTAAGTTCATGGACATGATCACGAAGGTCTATCTCGAAAAGACTGAAATCCCGGAAAAAGAATTCAAGAAGCTCATGAAGAAGGACATCTATATGAATGTCGAAGAGTGCCTCAAGTATAATGTTGTTTCCTCGATTGACTGATGTCTACACTTCTCTTGTACAAACCAATAATAGCTAAAATAATAATAAATATGCATGCAGTATTCGCGTTGAGTGGAATATTTGTTGCGGGGGGTGGCCTAAGTCGCTCCAATCGCTCGTGATTTACGACCGGAATCATATCTACCCTTACTATAATGGAAACAATTTTTAAAACCGACAAAAACGGCAAAAAACGCTACTTTGATATTAGTGTAAATAAACTTCCCGATGGCACCGCCAATATCGTGAAGAAGACTGGTATGGTCGGTGGAAAGGAATCTATTTCAACCATTCATGTTAAGCTTGGATATGATAGCGCTCTTAAACGTGCGAAGACAATGTGGGAAAATCAAAAAGAGATACCTATTTTACCCATGCTCGCAAATAAATGGGATGACCGACACAAATATATTTCAGAACCGTTCTATGTACAACCAAAAATAGACGGCGTTCGTTTGCTTGTATCTAATAAGGGTGGAATTTCTCGGACGGGTAAAATTGTTCCGGGTACAGAACACTGGGGAAAAGGACTCAAAGAGGGTGAATATCTAGATGGGGAGTGTTACGATCCAACAAAGACATTTGAAGAAATTACGAGCTTATACAAAACAAATCCAAAAGCCTTGGATTTTCTAGTGTTTGATTATTTCGACACGAATCGACCAAATCTTACATTTGAGGAAAGAATTGAGCGCGTGAACGTGGAAACCAAATGGGTACAAACAAAGGACGACATCCATAAAGTGCACAAAGAGTATATGGATGCTGGATACGAAGGAACTATGATTCGCGAAGCCTCGAGTGTATATGAAATCGGAAAAAGGAGCAATTACCTTCTTAAATTGAAAGATTTTAAAACGGATGAATATGAGGTCGTTGGTGTGCGTGAGTGCACGGGTAAAGATGTGGGTACACCCACGTGGGAGTGTGTGACAGAAAGTGGTCACATGTTTACCGTAAGACCTGAAGGTACACAAGAAAAGCGCCGCGAAATGTTTACCAATTCATCAAAATACATTGGTAAGATGCTCACGGTAAAATATCAAAATTTAACCGAACTAGGCGTTCCACGGTTTCCAGTAGGAATAGCATTTAGAGATTACGAATGATGTTATGATAAATGAAGAAGATTGCCATAGATATAGATGAAGTTCTTATGCCATTCGTTCGTCCCATGGCTCGATGGCGAGGATTAAAAATGCCACGTCCAAACCAAAAGTATTCATATGTATACAAGGATATGTTTAACATAACAGAAGAAGAATCGGCTCAAATGGTTCGTGACTTTTACAAATCTGATGATTTCTGTAAAATTTCTCCTATACGCGGTTCTCAGATAGGCATGGTTCGTTTGCGAGGAAAATTTGACAAAATATATGCGGTGACTGGAAGGCAGGAAATTGCTCGAAAAAGGACTGAAAATTGGCTACAGTATCATTTCAAAGGTGTATTCGATGATATCATATTGACGAATAGTTATACAGAATTTGAAATACCAAAAGTTGATATATGTAGGGCACTCTCTATAGGTACAATCATAGACGATAATACTGATATATGTTTACAATGCAAAGACATTGGTATGACCGCTCATAATTTCATGGGTTACGAAGAAGTATACCCGTGGTGTGAGAATTCAGACATGTCGATGTATGGTTGGAAAAAGTAGTATAAAAGATATACACCATTACAATAAAGTATGTCTTCTTACGGTATAGTGGGTGTCAACTCGAATAGCCTTAAGGTTATTCGTGACATGCAACAATTTAAGAATATTTCGGTGTACGATAAATACAAAACAAATCTTACGCCATTTAAAAATGTTAAAATGCAACCAACTGTCGCCGATTTAACATTAAATATGAATGGCCCAAGAACTATCGCTACATTCATAAATCCAGATGATTATGGATATGAAAATACAATGGACCAACTCATCGAGTGGTGTGACAAAGAAGACACAATTGTAAATTTAAATTTACAGAAGTTTGATGAAAATGCAATTTATTATGAAAATTGCAAAGATAAGGGTATCCATTACATTACTGGGGGTATGTCTAATAAATTACTCATGCTCGATGGTTCGAGAAAGGTTATAGACGCACAAGAAATCTTTTTTCGGACATTTGCAAAAAGACTGGTGCACCTCGATGGAGAACCTGGTACAGCACACTTAATCAAAACCGTCCACGAAGCTATGGAATGTAGCCTCTATCAAGTATATGCAGATGTATATGGATACACAAATCAAGACACGCTCATAAATGATTTATTGCATGAAACTCGGAAGACAGATGTGAATGGTCCAATTTTAAAGAATGCTATCAATCGCATGTATTCGGCCCCAGAAAATGATGATATTGTAAATGAAAATATGAGAACTACGTGGTGCGCCACGAGAGCAATCGAAACGGGTGTTTGTGCACCCATTTTACAATCTGCCGCAAACGCTCGCTCTATGAGTAGAGACATGAAACTTTCTGATACACAACAGGTATTCAACAAGTTTATTGATAATATCGTGGCTATACAAACCATACGTTTCATGTATGCAATGATTTACATAGAAGCCACTCGAGTATGTCCAGCTATTAAAAATTGTCTGGAAATGAGCGAAGTTGAATGTGATATGTACAAAGATGGAGATATGTATGATGTCTTAGAAAAAACAGCCCTGTATGCAAAAACGTTCTGTATTCACTGTGCAACGTCTGATATTCCATGTGTTTCTGTGTATACCGCTTTGTGTGAATATTACTTTTGGAAACAAAGAAAGACGCCCATGAACTTTATCGCGGCACTTCGCATATAATTTTATGCGTATATTTTAAGCATGTTATTTGTAATAATTTTAATCGCTACACTCATAATTTTAAAATCCATAATATACAGGCCCCACGTTGATTATAAGTGTTACATGCTTACGACTGATCCAAATGGAGTAAGAGCAACACGTTTCATGAACACGTATGACCACACGATTCCACTCGAAGTAGTTGTCGGACCGGACACGGGAACTCCAGAAAAGGCGAAGCTTTATTCAGACCGCGTAGATCCTAAATATTACAGGGAGGCTCTTAAGTTGCACTACGACGAATCCGCGGTCAGACCAAACATTACGTACTTTAACCTAGGCGCAATAGGATGTTATATGGGTCACATGAACATATACGATAAATGCTTTAAAGGGCGTCACAAATATGCACTCGTGTTTGAAGATAATGTTGTCATTACACACCCAAAGCTTTTTGATGAAATTCAAGAAGTCATAGATGAATTAGGGGATGATTTCGAACTCTGTTTCTTTCATTGTTTATCGAGATATCCCGCATCAGATACATCAAAAAGTGGTCTTCAGCTCGTTCGCTGGATTTCCAGCACAAAGTGCTATTTGATACACGTAGACAATATGCATAAATATATACATAACTTTGATGTGATGGATAATCACATTGATATGAAACACGAAGACTTAGTATTTGACGGCGCCCGAGTTTATTACAAAGATTTAAGACATTGTATGCTCATAGATCGTTCACATAAAAGTCTGATAGGTCACAGTGACTGGAAAAGGAAGGATTATTTTTCAAAGAGATTCCCGGATGCACAAACGGAACTCTTGGAAAAAGGATATTAATTTTTTTGTCGCATGATCATAAGATGGTAAGAGCTGTACTTATAAATGAAAAACCAAACGATGTACACGAGATAAACGTAGATCTATCGCCCGAGAAAAATGAAATTTACAAAATACTCAGAGGTAAAGCAACTTTTGTCGGGCAATGGGAGGAGGAATTTGTAGTAATATTAAAATGTAAAGAATCCCCATTTAATCTAAATAAAAATGAAAACATGTTACCTAGGCCATTTTCAAATATGCATATAGACGGAAGAATATTGTTAATACGCATGGATGAAGAATCTGAACCAGTTGATTTTACGATTGACGAATATATGACCATGGTGGAAACGACTCATCCTCGTACACGAAGTATCACTTCCAAGGGATGTCCTGGGGTCTAAACCGACACGCTGTTTTTAAAAATTCAGTAAATAATTTGAAATCTTTTTCTGGTTCATCTAATGTATCAAGTGAATTGAGTACATTTCCTACGTAATCATTGTACTTTTTGTGTCCACCGCGATGCGTGAGTCTATTTTCTCTGAGACCGGGTAAAAGATATCTCGGCATCATGATGATATTTTTACTATCATTCACGTCGTACCTAAGGTATTTGACGACTGGATGATTTTTAAATTGGCGCGGGATAACGTGATGGTCTTCTACGTTTTGTATATTCCATCTTAATTTAAAATTTCGTCTTATGATTGAACCATACCTCATATTATTCTCTTGGATAACTTCTTCGCCAAGACGCATGAGAGAATCCTCGAGTTCATCAACTTCGTACCATGCATTATAACACTCGCGACACCCCTTGTTATCGGCACAAATTTCTTCTGCTTCTCGAATAGCTTCCCTAAATCTGAAACGCAAACGATCATTGTCGTGCCTTTCAGATTTCATATTTATACAAGGTTTTTTATAGATAGTTTCAAGTATAGTGGTACGAATTTTAATACGTCTATACTTGTAAATGTCATTTGGTTGATGCGTTGCACGAAACATCTACACTATAATGTATGGATACTTTTTACGTTCTTCTTTTGTGCGAAGTAGTTGGACTATACCGAGGAATGTTATTAACACAAGAACAGCGTCTTCAAAATCTCGAGTCGCGGAGAATGAAATGATAAGAAGAGAGATAAGTTTGAACCAAACACTCGAAGCCACTGCTTTGGTGCGCTCTGGAAGTTCACTCACTGGTGATATACCAAACATGGCGTGCATCATTATAATGATGCCATACAGTGTGTTTTGGTTGAGTAAATTATCGATTCCTGGGTAAAAATTGGTCTGGGAAATCTTAACCCCACTATAGAGTGTGACTATCACGACTGGCAAAAGTATACTCGTGTTTTGAAGAAATGTCATTTATATTATACAGGGAACATTTTTACATGTGTGATTCACATGTAAAAATGCTCTTAGCGGGTCTCGATCCCGCGACTTTGGCGTGCCTTTGTGAGAATGAACTCACTCAAGTATACTATCGTATAAGCACCACACTCTAACCAACTGAGTTATAAGAGCTTGTTTTACATATACATTATACGCACTTAGTCTTTAAATTAGTTGTAAGTAGTAAAAATGTCCATGTATGTATGTTCATCTGCGAATGTTTTCAATATATCTATAATTGCCTGATTTTCGGCACACACCGCCCCGACCAACCCGGGATAAACCATGACGTCCATGTATTCTTGGAAATAATCACCTAACGCAGTTTGGCAAGTATTAAGAAACACCATTAACATCTCAAGTGCAAGGTTTTTGTCTTTTTGGCCGGTGATCCAATAAATACTAAAGTTTTCATAATCATCATTCCCATTTCCAGCATCTTCGTATACGTGATTTACATGTTCGAGGATTTGGTGTTCGAGCTTTCTAAGACCATTGAGGTCTCCCTTGATGATAGCACGTTGAAGTTCCATTTTGTATTACTGAATGGGTCAAGGGGTATCACTTAGGACTATTTTCGTGTTTTATTCTAACATGCGCTTGTGGTTTGTAGCGAGGTGTTTCTTTGATAAGGCTCGTATGCATTTAGTATTTAGTTTTTACAGGAGGGTATCATAAAAAACCGCGTCTAACATAAAGAAGGAGTATGGAAAACTGGGGACATCAAAGACCAATACCAGAAGAGGACGTTCCTTGTAATAATTTCACGCACGTAATGATCGTCGTGGTCATAATAGTGAGTTTTGGTCTCGTAATGTACTTTCAGTGGCATTAGTAATCATACTCTATCAAATTCCTTTGAACTTCTACTGCGAGACCTCGATCGCGTACGCGTTATCCAACGAGCCACCGCATCCCTCACCCTAGTATCTTTTACGTACATGTCCTCATCTATAACACTTAGACCGTTACATACGTCTGGTTTGTTTTCTTTGTCTGGGAATTCGCGGTTAAATTGGCATATGGTGCGATAAGGTATATCGGGAGCCTCGTCTAACAATCTATCATACTCTTGACGTTGTTTTGTCACGAATTTCATGGCGTTAGATCTATGTTCTATGTCTAATGAAAGTTCCATGTCTATGTTCCTATAAAACTTTGAATATTGTACACACATGGATGAATGCGATTCCCGCATAGTCGAACTATTACTAAATTTGGATACGGACGAAAGTATACCCGCTAATACGTTTAATAAGGCGAATGTGTATTGAAAAATGATAATGTTCCTCTTCATTTCCGGCGAAACATTATCATCACTAGGATTGAGTACGGCAAAACCACCCACACCTGTAATGGATGATATGATGATACACGGATACATGAGTGCATCCGTTAACCATTTGTAATGAAGACGCGCGTGGTTGTGTAGCCAACGATACCCTGCCGCCTTTTCCGCCCACCTGCGGAGAAGGCGCTCCTCGCGCTCACACCACCCGTTGGGACAAGACGGAGCGACGATGTCCATTATTTTACGCAGAGAAAATATGCGCCTGACGTCGGGCAAGTTCGTCGACCTCATTATTCTTTTCATTTGTGGAATGTGCCTTTACCCATTCGACAGTCACGGAATTGTTCAGCTTTATCAGTTCTAATAAACGCATCCATAACGATTTATTTGCAACATCTCCACCAGTACTTGTCTTCCATCCATTTGAGACCCATTTTTTATACCACTCGGTAAGACCCATTTTTACATACTTGCTATCCGTGTATATAATAACGTCATTTTCGTTTATTTCAATACATTTTTCGAGAGCACGAATAACAGCAGTCATTTCCATGATATTATTCGTACTCGAGTGAATTCCACCCTCGAGTGTAAACTCTGGGTCATAACACTTAGCCGCCCATCCACCCGGCCCCGGATTGTGTAAACAGCTCCCGTCTGTGTATATTTCTATCATACTTACACATGTATAGTGTATTAACTTTAAAAGGCATTAGCCTTGTATCCATAACCACCGTTTGAAGACATATTGATAGAATTCAAAGCTTGTGGTGCTCTATTAAGAATTGGCATCATCGAATTGTTATTCATACGGGTGGGTGAATTCCTTACTTTCTTATCGAAGAACACGACATATAGGATGACCATACACAATACAACCATTCCAACCGACAATACTATAACACCCATATTAGAACTCTTCCCACTATCTGTCGCTGTTATTGCTTGATCTGTACTTACTTCGATTGGTTCGACTGGAAGTTCTGGTTCCGATTCAGCCATTTATATATTATATAAACAATAAAATTTAAAAATGATGTAAACGTTTTTAAATTTTATATCTTATTACAAAATTCAATTCTAATAAACCAATTTAGTTGGAGAACGCAAGACCCCCCATACCAGATTGGATGCGGAGCACGTTGTAGTTGGTCGCGAACATGCGGAGGGTCGTCTTTTCGGTACCCGCACGAGCCTTGATGGCAACTTGGGCGTTGTCAATACGAGAGAAGTTGCACGTACCGGTTGGTTGGTGCTCTTCTGGCTTGAGGGCGAAGGAGTACGCGTACACACCTGGCGATGGGGAGCCGGAGTGGTGAACGAATGGTTGGACAGTGTTGAAGTACTTGCCCGATTGTTCCTTGAAGCGGTCTTGGCCATTGAGGACAAGCTTGAAGGTGTCGAGGGTACCATCGCCATCTTCGGAGAAGTTGGCGCCTTCAACCGCAAGCATTGGGGCACCCGCGAAGGAGCCGGAGATGAAGCAGTTGGATTCAGTCGCGGAGCGGAGGACGTTCGCGGTGACAGTTGGCGCCGCGTTGGAGGTGTTCCAGGTGTCGGTGCCGTCATCCAAGCAGAAGACGAGTTCCTTGACTGGGTGGTTGTACGAGAGGCGCTTTTGCACTTCGGTACCGGCAGTGACGGAGTCGGTGCCAGTGTGTTGCACTTGCTCGATGAGGTATTCGTGACCCTTTTGCGCGAATCGGCGGCGCTCTTCGGTGTCGAGGTAGATGTAGTTGGCCCACACCTTGAAGCTACCGTTGGTAACGTTGGAGAATTCACCGCTCAAGTCGAAGTCAAGTCGGACTTCGTGGTATTGGAGGGCAATCAAAGGCAACGCCAATCCGGGATTTCTGTTGAAAAAGAAGATGAGTGGCAAGAAGATCTTCTTACCGGATTCGATCGCGGTGGTCATCTTACCGTAGTTGGACTTCTTGGCTTCGTCAAGGTACAACTCCGAGTACAAACGCCACCACTTTTGGTAGTGCTTGTCGATGCGCTGTCCACCGATGGACAGTTCGACATCCTTGACCATGCGCTCGGCCAACCAGGCATCATCGGTACCCGCGGTGGCACCCGCGACGGATTCGATGTACATGTCGGCGACAAGGTCACCGTTGCGCGCGATGGTAACGGAAACGCGACCGTTGGCACCTGGGGTACCGTTGACAGTTTGTTCGATGTTTTCCATCGCGAAGTTCGTGTGACGCTTGTACACGGCTTGGAAGAAAGTGACTTTTGGGTTGCCCGTCAAGTAGACATCTTGGGCACCGTAGGCGACGAGTTGCATAAGACCACCGGCCATTCTGAGAGTTTTTGTACTATATACCAAGAAAATAATTTCGCGAAAAAACTCAGTTTGATTTTTCCTGGTGTACTGTATACCATGACTCAGCCTGAACAGACAAAGCCACTCGACGTCGTTGAATCCGAATCCGAATCTGAGTATGAAACCGAATCGGATGTCGGTGTCGCGATCGATGAGGATGGAAGTCAACCCATGGAAATGTATGAAGATGAAGATGAAGATGAGCTCGCTGATTTTTTGGAAGACGACGCCGTCATGAAAATCGCGAACATCGCAGGCTCCCTTTTTGCCTCGGAGGAAGGTGATACTGTGTGTACTGCCCTGGTGAACATCTCTAAACAACTCGAGATGCAAAATAGAATTATGGTAAAAATACTATCTCAGATGCAAAAATCTACTTAGAAAATTAACTCAAAGGTAAGATAAGGAGCTTTGTAATGTTGGAGACACATTTCATAAACCAGGATGCCGACCCAGAAGAGACGAATCAGATTACGTGGTCTAATATGATTCAGGGTCTTAATCCAGAACAGCTCATGAACTTTTTGACCCAATTGGAAGACATGTGGGACATTCTCCGTCGTGAGGATGAAGCGGTTTCCTTTCAACTGGGTTTTAAAAATTTTTTTACGCCCAATCAATTGAACCCAGAGTCCGGATTACCTATGGTAAATATTGATATCGAAAGTATATCAGCGAAACATCAACGAATGAATCTTCAATTAGGACAGTTGTATCATCGCGCCGATGCACTCAAGATTCTAGACCTCGATGATGGTGATGATATGAAGATCTCGATGCGCATCAATCGGTTGATAGATCAGGTAGATGATGCTTGGCAGATTGTGTTTAGACATACTCGCATTTATGAACGCATTAACAACCCAACGTACATTCCTATTAACCCAGAAACAGACCCATCTATTTTTAGGTGTTCTACACTCCCATCTTCTATGGAAGAATTGAGTCCGTATCAACAGGCTATTCTTACTGTTCTAAAAAAGCTCTATGAGAATAACATCAAACGCTATAAAGGTCACTGTTGCAGACAGATCCGAACAGATGATGGTCATGACACGCGTGCATGGAAGCAAGAGCAGAGAATTCAAGACTATGTATACAGTGTCGCACAGAAAGAAACCGAATTTGAACTATGGAAAAATCTATCGTGTAGAGGCTCTGCGTATTCAGATGTAATTCGACACTTATCAAACTGTAACGACATGCAATTTCCTGAAATTAAACGGAATAGACATGTGTGGTCATTCAAAAACGGTATCTTTGTCGGTAAGAGTTGGTCTGCAAGCACGGGGTTATATCAAACTGATTTCTATACGTATGATTCGAAGGAATTTAAAAACTTAGATCAAGCTATCGTAAGTTGCAAGTATTTTGATACCGAATTAGAAGATTACAGTCACATTGAGAGATGGGAAGACATACCCACACCCTACTTTCAATCTATTCTAGATTACCAAAAGTTTGATGGGGAAGTATCAAAGTGGATGTACATCATGGGTGGGCGTTTGTGCTTTGACGTGGGTGACATGGACGGCTGGCAAGTCATTCCATTCTTGAAGGGTATCGCGCGTTCCGGTAAGTCTACTCTCATCACCAAAGCATTTGCACACTTTTATGACGTAGATGACGTCCGGACACTTTCGAACAACGTGGAAAAGAAATTTGGTTTGTCTTCTATCTACGATGCATTTGTTTTCATTTCTCCCGAAATTAAAAATGATATTTCACTCGAACAAGCGGAATTCCAGTCTATCGTATCCGGCGAACAAGTATCTTGTGCGATTAAACACGAAAAAGCGAAAACTATGACGTGGAAGGTACCAGGTATTCTCGGTGGTAATGAAGTTCCGAGTTGGAAGGATAATTCGGGGAGTGTTCTTCGTCGTATTTTGACTTGGAACTTTGGTAAACAAGTGAAAGATGCAGACCCAACACTCGAAAAGAAGCTCGAGAGCGAAATTCCAGTGATTTTACAGAAGTGTATTCGCGCATACCTTGAATATTCACAAAAGTACGCAAACAAAGATATTTGGAACGTTGTTCCCCAATATTTCAAGGATGTACAGAGACAGGTGGCAACCGTATCCAGTACTCTCGAGAACTTCCTACAGTCCCCGTGTATGAAATACAACCCCGAGCTGTGCTGTCCACAAAAGATTTTCGTGGAAAAGTTTAACGAACACTGTACGGCGAATAACCTCGGCAAGCCGCGTTTCAACCAAGATTTCTACGCCGGACCTTTCAGTCAGCGTGACATAGAAGTGCGTCAGCACACAGCGATGTATAATGGTGTGCCGTTTAGTGTGCAACCATTCATATTTGGTTTAGATATAGTGAGTGATATGCTCATGTCCAACGAATCTGATGTGTAATAAAAATATGAACATATATTAGATATGAATAGACCCGAATCTCTCCGGAATTTCATTAATAATTCGGGTGTGAATGTACAGAGATCGAGTTCTACCAATTTCCCCAAGAGATTACAGAACTCGATGATAAATAATCAAAATATGGGTGAGTTTGCGCAATTTTTATCAAATAGTAACACACCACCCCGTTCGCCTACGCGCCTCGTTTTAAGCGGTCTTAACCCAGGAATGTTCAATGCGACCGTGAACAAGGAGTTTGATGCCGAATCGCGCGTTGATTTGAAATATATTCTTAAGAATAAACCCCTCGATAAAACGTCCATCGGCCAGGGTCTTTATATAACCACAAAAGACATAGTAGGTGTCTATGGTAGATTCAAAACTGGATTCTCACACACGAGAGAGTATGGTAAGAAGGGGGATATAAATCTTAATTTTTTTACCGTCCAGATTAAGTTTTCTATTACAAATGGAACCGAAACAAATGGTGGGACTGTGAATTTTTATAAAAATGGAAAGATTCGATTCTCGGGTGGCTTCATAGGAAAGGGTGACGAAATAGAAAATCAACCCGAACTCATACGGCGATTCATGGTTAAGAGTTACACGAGAAGACCAACATTTTTCTACAACCCGTTTGAATACAACAACTTGAGTGGTCAATTTAGAATTAACGGTGTCGTCCGTGATATGAATAGACTTCGTGCACGGTCGCGTGGATACGGATTTCTTTCTACTTATGACCCAGAGCTTTCACCTATGATGTATGTTACATACAAAGAACATAAATATATCATAGCAAAGAGTGGCGCGGTTCAAGTGTCCGGTGCTAAAAACCCAAAAGACTTAAATGATGCCTATAGAAAAGCTCGCGATTTGTTTGAGATGCTCAACACTAAAGGTGAAATAAATATTTCCGTGAATGTACCTAATCGAGTCGTTCACCCCAAGAAGAAGATGAATGCATCTTCGTGCCCTAAAGCGCGACGACCACCGTGTAAGACTGGTTTTGAAGCTAAAAAGAATCCACAAGGTGACGAGTGTTGCTATAAAATACCCAAAAAGAAGTCAACGAGAAAATCACCAAAGAACACGAAAGAAATAACATATGGTAAAAATGGAAAACTCATGATAGGAAAGAAGAAATGTGAAGATTTAACTAAATCGACACTCATAGAAATGGCGAAGAAGCTCGGTGTTGTTAATGCCAAAGACAAAAACAAAAAAGATAAGCTGTGTGGAATGATTAAACAGTTTTCTCTGGGTAACGAGAGTTTTAAGGTGGAGGATAAACCGTGTATTAGCTACAAAAAGGAACAACTTGTCGCCATGGCCATGTCTAAAGGTGTAGAAGTAAACAATACAGATACAATAAAGATTTTATGTGAAAAACTCAAATTGAAAAACACTAAAGACAAAAGAAACGCCGGTGAGGCCATCCGCGCGAATAAAGCGCTTAATGCCGAAATTAAAAGAGAAGCTAAAATAGGCGCAATCGAGAAAAAACGAAAATTAAACAACTCTGGTATAAAGAACGATATAATAAAGCTCTATGGTCCTAGATGGATTAAAAAATATGGTAAAATAATGAACATAAACAAGGATGTACGTGAAATGTCAAATTTACTCAATAATGCGTCAAAGGAAAAGAATATCACAAATAAAATGGGTGTCCTTCGAAAAATGCCGGCGAACGATATAAAAAGAAATTTGGTATCTGAATGGAAACAAACACGGGCGGTGGAATATAAGAAGAAACTTATAAAGAATGAATATGGAAAACACGGAAATGTTGTCGTGAATTACATATTAACAGAAAATCCAACAAAATCTCAAATTAAGAAATTTATTGAAAAGTACAAAAAGACGCGGGCTAATTTGGCTAAGAACAAGTGATACTTTTATTTATAAGCTTTTCTGGTTCAGAAGCTTGCTTAATATGTTTGGTGTGATACGAAAAATCGTACCCGGGGAACCGCTTTTTGATTTGGTCAGATACACCGATAGATTCAAACGAACGTGCAGTCTGGGAACACACCGACTTTCGTTCTATTTCAAGTAATCTGTCTTCCATCATAATGAATTCTTTAAGACTTTCTTCGGAAAGACCATCCGCGCGCATTTTTTCGAGAGTTTGTCGGGACATCCCATGTGACATGTGGAAGTTTTTGGATTTATAACCCATAGAACCCACATTTTCATTACTATAATCGGCAAAGAAAACGAAATACAAAACGATCAGTATTACAAGTATTCGGATCATTAGTTACTACTATCCAATATATTAAATAAATCCTTCACCTTATGAAGAATGTTAAATAGTTCATTATCATCCTTCACAAGTTTCGGGTCTATGATTTCCATCTCAATTTGATAGACATTTGGGTCTTCCGTGTCCATGTCTTCTACATCGCCGGTGACAGCCGTGACATCGATAGATAAATTTTTCCGAATGAAGGAAAGACGGCGCTTCGTCTTGCGTTTGTCCATTTCACCTTCATAATCATCTACGGGTGTTTCTACAGAAATACCGAAACGGATATCATACGGGGCGTTACCCAATTTCTTAAAATCTTCATTGTGTACACGAGTCTTTTTAACAATCTTTTCTTCGGATGTATTCTCATCGATGGAGATACGAAGATTATCACTTTCTCGATAAAAAACTTCTTCTGTCGTGTTCACAACCCGTTCCCAGCCATCATATTTTCTAAGACCATCAAGAATGGTGTTAAATCCTTGTGCACCGACGTCTGTATCGAATGCACCAGTGTTGAATTTACCAACTCTAATTTCAAATTCAATATGTTCATCGTTCTTGTACTTTTCGAACAGTGGTTTCACTTTATGAAAGATGGCTTTGACGTCCATTATTATTCTTTTATGTAAAGGTTTTAACTTTTAAGTTCTTTTATTTTCTTTTTAATTTGAGATACCTCCCTCGGTTTGAGTTTGTTACCCACACACAAGTGATTTATGACGTCAAAATCTTGAGCGGTAAGACCACAACTTAGGTATTTTTCTATATCACCTATTCTCGCATAATCTCGTAGAAGTCCAAGTTCTTGATGCGACATTCTAGTTCTGAGCCGTATATTGTTGTATTTTTGATACCTCATTTTATAATTACCATACTTTGTCCAAAAGCTACCCGGTCTTATTGTTTTTTCATTAAGAGGTTCACCTAGATATTCCTTTGGTGTGTTATACACAGAGTTTATGAAATACCACATCGAAGTCCAGTCACCGTTATATATACTCGAATCGTATAGATCTGCATCGGAAAGTGCGTGTGATATGCGTGCGGCGTTTACACCTTCAGAGTCTACGTAATTTTCGTGAATCATACCCCACACATGACCATGCTCGTGTAATGTCTTTATATCGTCACGTGATTCTTCTTTACATAGAAGTGTTATAGCGATATCTTTTGGTTCTGTGAATATATCTTTCTCGTCCGAAAAATTAATATAATCAAAAAAGTTATATATGTTCCCTTTACACTTTACGGCCGCCGAATATGCATTGGGCTCGTTTGGTTTCAATGACGCTATTTCGGTGGGCGTTCTTTTGGGTACTATGATGAGTTCAAAATTCGGTAAGAGAAATACATTTTTAGATGTCACGACAAAAGAACCATTCGATACACGACCGCCATCGGATACATAATCTATGAGGTGCCTTTGTGCCATGACGTCATGTCTGTAATCTTCTAAAAAAATGCACATATTTGAACCCTTGAGTTCATCGGATGCTTTATAATTATATGGCATTTCTATGCTGTTTAATTCATCTAAAACTTCATTCAATATGAACGTTTTACCAAAACCATGAGCACCGCATAGCATCACATTTTTACCCCGTGATATGAGCTGTTTGAGTCGGTCTATTTCTTTGTGATGGAGCGTGTCATTTTGAACCTTTTTTTGTCGATGTATTTTAACAAATGCGTCCATGGCGAAGAATGATGATCTCACTAATCAGGCTATAGATATTATTTTTGAAAACGATGCACTTCAATCTAGAATTATTGATCCTATCAGAAGGAAGATCGTTCCTTACTTATTATGTTTTGGTTTCTTTAATTTAACTTTATTTATTCTGGTTGCATTCATCGCAACTCGTGTGTTTAATTATTCTTCTTCTACGACTTCTTCGTCCGTATACTCTACCTCACCCGTTTCTATGTCAGGCTCTTGAGTTATTTTTTTGGGTGGGGTATCGGTCATTTTAAGAATAGAGTCACCCGTCGGGGCAGGTCTTCTTCGTATTCCCGAAGCTTTCAGGGGGTCGTCGGGAATCTTTTTGTTACCGGGCATAACACGCCCCCGCAATTCATCGAGTTCATCTTTGAGTTGGTCTTCGGTTAGATTTCGTTGTTTTGGGTCTTTAAGAAGACTCATGATGGAATACTCTTTAATCGCTTTGAAAGGTAAAATTGGGTGCACGTGCAATATTTCTGGCTTTGTGAATATCTTATCATCGGGGAATTCTCTCTCGAAGTCGGATAGAACCTTTCTGGGTATGGGTGGACTCTGTTCAATGAGACGGTCCATTTCCTGGTGACAATCGTGAACCATATCTGAGCCATCAAGCGTTCTATTCACGAGTGGGAGATTAAGTTCCAGTCTGATTCTACGAGACAGTTTTCCGTACAATTGTGACGCGGAACGATGACTCTCCATCAATTCATTAATCTTGAGAAATTGCATGATAGTCGCAATAATACCCGCGATTAAGTTGAGACCACCAATGATAGACGGTACAGAGGAACGAATACTAATTGGAAATTGTTCTTGTGCAAAGTTTGCTGTACCAGTGACAGTCGAAAGTACGATCACAGGAAGTGTAAATCGCATACTCAGTTTTTGAAACATAAGAAACGCTTGATAGTTCATGTATCTGTAACACGCCGCGGCCTCACCCCATTCCTTGAGAACCTTTTCCTGTTGTGTGTGCCATTTCTTTGGGGCTTCAGGTTTTTCTATATCTTTTGGAAATCCTTCGATCCTGTTATTTTCAATATTTTCTTGTTCCATATTAATAGATGAACATTATATTCCTCATCCATCTCGTATTGTTCATGGCAGTGCTCGTAATTCCTTTCCTGAAAAATACGCAGCTACTCGAAATGTATAGTATACTGATACCATTCATATTTTACCATTGGTCGGTAAACGATGACACGTGTGCATTGACCCAGATGGAAATGTATGTCACGGGTAACGCGAAGGAAGAAACCTTCTTTGGACGAATCATGGGTCCCATATATAAGATGGATGATACCGATGCAAATAATTTATTAAAGACAGTAATGTTTGGTCTTTGGTTGCTCGTTCAATATAGACTTGGGCGAATTGATTTAACCTAAGTCATATCAATTCATATATAAATTAAACACAAAATGCCATATCACGCTCCAGTTTACGATTACCGTTGGGGGTCCGGAACCAAAATGGTGACCGAACGGTCTATATTGACCAGCTCTAGGAAGTTCCTAATCGTAAACGGAAGAAAGATTGAAATTAACCACGTTCCTAAAATTGGTGACCATGGGATTCATGGGGGTGTACTACAAATCATGCGCGGACAACGAGTCATCAATTATCACTAGATAAAAATTAGACGCTATTGTAATTTAATGGATTATAAGGAACCCAAAAAACGTGTGACTAAAAATGATAAGAAACATAGTAAACAAGTATATTCACAAAAACATGTACGAATAATGCAAGACATAGTATTAAAATCTATGACTACTAATAATGAACGCAAAGACTAGACACACGGCGATGCTCATCACTATATTCGTTTTACTGTTGATACTCTTGTACACACTCACGAAGCCTCAGCCCGTAAGACGTGTACACACACGCGAGCGTGTCGCCGTACCTGTTCAAATTCCCGTAGAGCGTGAATTTAGAGCGCCACCCATCAAGGAGTATAAACCACAACACGTCCAACAGATGGGAGTATTACTTGGTGAGAACAACGAGACACTGCCATTGTACGGTAAGGAAGTGCGTGGACGACGTGATAGATATCATTATTACACAGTGACACCAGGTGATCAGATGTACTCTCTTCCAGTGAGTTTGGGTGAAAGAGATTGCATGGATGATATTGGGTGTCAAGAAATATACGGTAACGAGACTATGAATATACTCGGACAATCAGGTGATTATTCCGCTAAATTGTATCGAACAGATAACTTTTTCTAATCATTCTTTTCTTCCGATTTGGGTAGCATGCTCAGTGCCCTGTGGTACGTATCGTACGTCACGAGGAAAGATAGAGCTATACATATCGCCAATGAACCGTAACCAACTGGTTTCATTGGTACCGGGACCCACCATCCTATGAATTTTTTGCGCATCACGTTAGATATCATGATACAACAACAAAGTATAGATAATGCAGACACGGAATAGTGTTTATTTTTATCGAACGGAACCGTTGGACTCCATGCGTCTTGTCCCGGAAATACGTTTATACCGAGTACATTCAATAGAGGAAGGATCAAAGCTGGTAACATCTGTTATTTACGTATATTTTATATTTAGTCCGAAGCGCATTTTCATGAAGCGCATTGCGTCACGTAGGTCTGGTTCACTCCATAGAAGCCACCTGGACCAAAAACCCGCAGTCCTCAAACCCGAGATTCCCCAATCCTCGAGTTTGCTCTTACTCACTTTAGACATTCTCTGGTGTACCTTTTGTGGGTCACTAAATTTTCGTGTGTCTCCGCCACCGTGTCGTAATACATAGAGACGCATACGCATGGGATCTTTGTGTATGGTGTAATCCGTGTACCCCTTGCCACCAAAGTCTACATGATCTCCGTCCGGAAAAGTGACCCGGTACTTCTTATCACGGATCGGACTTTTCTTGAGTGTGACCCTCATTATTATTAACATCCGAAATTTTTTTTGAATTTC